TTGCAGAAGCTAATAAAAAAGCTGGTTGGAATTATGAATATGATTTTGTAGAACCTATTCAGTTCACTAAATATAAATTAAATCAATATTATAATTGGCATTGTGATTCCGACTTTCATGTTATGAACAGACCAAATGATCCAAAGCTTCACGGTAAGATAAGAAAACTATCAGCGATAGTTCTTCTTTCTGATAAATCAGATTACGTAGGAGGAGAGTTAAAATTTGATACTAGACATAATCCAGAGGGTTGTAATATTATAGATGTAAACGAAACAACAAAAGGAAGTATAATAGTATTTCCTTCTTTTGTTTGGCATAAAGTTTATCCTGTAACATGGGGAAACAGATATAGTTTAGTGGCTTGGTATATAGGGAGACCATTTAAATAATGAATCTAGTACAACTACCAAACATCCCTATAATTTCAGATAGGGTGCCAAATGAAATTTATGACGCTTTAATAAAAGAATCTAAAGAAGTTTTTAATAATAAAGATTATATAAAAACTACTGAATTAGCTGGACATCTAAAACATGAATATAGATTAACCAAAAGCACAAAAATTGCTGAGCCTTATATTTTACAGTTATCAAAAAATCTTTTTCCACAGTTGGATTCTACAATACAAAAAACAAACAATATTGAAAAACTACGACTGGGAGATTTGTGGGTAAACTTTCAAAAGAAACATGAATTTAATCCTATTCACATACATAGTGGTTTATTTAGTTTTGTTATATTTATTCAAGTGCCTTTTGAATTAAATGATGAAATAGAAATATTTAATGCTAATGGAGACTTTACCTCTAGACTACAATTTATTTATACAAACATTGTAGGAAAATTGTCTCATTTTACAATTGATGTTTGTAAATCAGATCAAAAAAGAATATTATTTTTTCCAGCAAATTTAAATCATACTGTATATCCTTTTTATACTAGTGATGGATACAGAGTGACAATATCAGGAAACGTATATGGATAACTTTGAAAAAAACAATTATATTGTTATAAAAAAATTTATTAGTGAGGAGCTTGCTTTCTTTCTTTTTAGTTATTTGTTTATGAAAAGAAATGTGTACGGCACATTAATAAAAGAAAAAATTATACCACCATTTGTAAATTATTTTGGAACATATAGTGATAATCAAGTTCCAAACACTTACTCTCATTACTCTGATATTGCTATGGATAATTTATTGTTTTTAACTAAAGAAAAAGTAGAAAAAGTAATGAATGTTAAATTAATTGAAACATATTCATACTGTAGAATATACAAAAAAGGTGATGTATTAAGAAGACATAAAGATAGACCATCTTGTCAATTATCTGCCACAGTAAATTTAGGAGGAGATTCTTGGCCAATATTTTTAGAACCATCTGGTGAAATAGACAAAAAAGGAGTTAAAGTAGATTTAAAACCTGGAGACGCTTTATTCTATAAAGGTTGTAAAGTAGAGCATTGGAGAGAACCTTTTGAGGGAGAACACTGTGGACAAGTCTTTCTTCATTATAATAGCGATAACAATATAGAAAATTTATACGATAACAGACCTCACCTAGGGTTGCCTGCTGAGTGCAAAAAGCCCACAAATAATACAAATTGATCTCAGTTAATTTATGCTGTAGAGTATTATGCTTATATTAAATAGGGCTATTTATGTTACAAAAAATAGGTTTTCAACCAGGTATTAACAAACAAATTTCAGAAACCACTGCAGAAGGCCAGTGGGTTGATTGCGATAATGTTAGATTTAGATATGGATCTCCTGAAAAAATAGGAGGATGGAACCAGTTAGGCACTGTAAACGAGAACGAACTTACAGGAGCTGGACGTGGTCTACACCATTTTGTTAATAGTTTAGGTAGAAGGTATGCTATTATAGGAACAAACAGAATTTTATATGCTTTTTCTGGAGGTGTATTTTATGACATACACCCTATTAAAACTACGACAACTCTTACAAGCGCATTTAGCACAACCAATGGATCACCAATTGTTACAGTAACTTTCTCAGGAGGACATAACATAAATCCTCAAGATATAATTTTATTAGATAATTTTACTGCAATTACAGGATCTAATTTTTCAGCATCAGATTTTGATGATAAAAAATTTATGGTAACTTCGGTGCCATCAAGCACAACTATAACTATTACAATGCCATCTAATGAAGCTGGATCTGGTGCAACAACATCAGGTGGTATTAGAGTACAACATTATTATCCTGTTGGATCTGCTGTTCAAGAAAAAGGATTTGGTTGGGGTCTTGGATCTTTTGGTGGAGAAGCTTCTAACCCAGTTACAACAACTTTAAATGGAGCACTATTAGATGATACAGCAGGGACAGGTGGATCTGGAACGTCAATTGTTTTAGCGGACGCTACACAGTTTCCAAGCACAGGTACAAATTTTATTCAAGTAGGTAACGAAGAAATATCTTACACTGGTGTTACAGGTGGCACTACATTAACCGGTATTACAAGAGGTGTTAGAAACTCAACTAGATCAGGACACAGTGATGGAGCTACGGTTAAAAATAGCACTGACTATGTTGCATGGGGAGAGGCAGCATCAGGAGACTTAGTTCTTGAACCAGGTATGTGGTCAATAGATAATTTTGGTGACAAAGCAATTTGTTTAATACACGATGGTGAAGTATTTGAATGGGATTCTAGTTTAGCAATCGCAACACAAACAAGATGTAATATTATATCCGGAGCACCAACTGCATCAAGGCACATGGTAGTATCTACACCAGATCGTCACTTAGTATTCTTTGGAACTGAAACAACAATTGGTAGTAAAGCAACTCAAGATAATATGTTTATTAGATTCTCAGACCAAGAGGATATAAATACTTATACACCAACAGCAACCAATACAGCTGGCACACAGAGATTGGCCGACGGATCACAGATCAGAGGAGCAATCAGAGGTCGTGATGCTATCTATGTTTGGACTGACACAGCATTATTTACACAACGATTTGTAGGATCTCCTTTTACTTTTGCATTTGCACAAGTTGGAACTAACTGTGGACTTGTTGGACAGAATGCATGTGTAGAAGTTGATGGTGCTGCGTATTGGATGTCAGAGAATGGTTTCTTTAGATATGCAGGTAAGCTAGAATCCTTACCATGTTTAGTAGAGGATTTTGTATTTGATGACATAAACATAGAATCAGGAAACCAAATGATTTCAGCAGGACTAAATAATTTGTTTGGTGAAGTTATTTGGTTTTATCCACAAGCTACATCTAGTGTTGTTAATAGACAAGTTACTTATAATTATTTTGATTCATCACCACAAAGACCTGTTTGGACTGTAGGATCTCTTTCAAGAACTATGTGGCAAGACTCAGCAGTCTTTCCAAGACCACATGCTTTAGAGTATGATGCATCAACTGATACATCACATGATGTTGTAGGAAATACTGAAGGTAGATCATCATACTATGAACATGAAACAGGGACAGATCAAAACAGAAATGGAACAATAACTGCAGTAACTTCTAACCTGTCTTCTGGTGATTTTGATATTACTCAACGACAACAAGGTGTTGCAGATATAAGAGGAGACGGAGAGTTCTTAATGAAAATTAGAAGATTTATTCCTGACTTTATAGCTCAAACAGGAAACACTCAAGTAACTTTAGAGTTAAGAAATTTTCCTAATGATACCCGAGCTAGTTCTGCTTTAGGTCCTTTTACAGTTGACTCAACTACACAAAAAGTAGATACACGTGCTAGAGCAAGAGCAATATCATTAAAAGTTGCAAATACAGGATCTAGTCAAAGTTGGAAGCTAGGAACATTTAGATTAGACATACAACCAGATGGACGTAGATAATGGCAAAGATAGTACAAGTATTAACAAGACCCACACAAGAATATGATTATACTATAGCTGAGGCTCAAACTAGAGATATAGATGGTATAATTCAAAAATTAAATACAACGTATCAACAAGAATTAAAAGAGGAGCTGGAAGCGTTTAACTTCTTCTTAAATTAATGGCTAATAATTTTATAAATAAAAAAGCAGATTTAACGACAACAGATTTAACAACTCTGTATACAGTGCCTTCTGCAAAAACATCTGTAATTAAATCTTTATTGGTTTCTAATGATTCAGGATCTGGTTGTAACATAGATGTTACTTTAGTAGATTCTAGTGGTAATATATTTAGTTTATTTAAAACAAAAACTATAGCAACTATCACTACAACAGAACTTTTAACTAACCCACTTGTAATGGAAGAAAGTGAGATACTAAAGGTACAAGCTTCTGACGCGAACGAGCTGCACGTCATAGCTTC